CACTTGACCCTGATGCACTACAGAAAACATTGCAGATAAGAAAAGAGTTGCAAAGTTGGGTTCGTACTGCTAAGGTGCTTCGTATAACAGATGACTTGAAGTATGAAAAAGAAATTGATATTAATAATTTGAAGGAGATGATATGGAATTAGCATTAATTAGAAGTTTAATGGACAGAGAGTTCTACGAAGACCATCGTGGAGCAAGATGTCCTAATAGATTGTTCAGTAAAGATGTAAGAAAAATAAAAGAGGTCATAGATAATGCTATGACTAGGTATGATAGGACTGTCACACCTGATGAGATTGAAGCATTGTTTATGTCTAACAATCCATCTATGACTACAGCACAAAAAGGTGCATATAGTTCTTTATTCTTGAAGATTAAAAAAGAACAGAAGCTAGGCGAGGATATAGCTAAAGAAGTTTTATCAAAACTTTTTCAGCAGATTATAGGTGAAGACATAGCTAATCTTGGTTTTGATTATGTTAATGGTGCAAAGAGTTCTTTAGAACCTCTGAGAGCATTGCTAGAGCAATATGGAGATGACTTTACACCAAGCATGGATATACAATGGGATGATATAAGTATAGAAACTTTACTTGCAAAGAATGATTTGGAAGCAAGATGGTCATTTAATATACCATCTCTATGCAGAAAGGTAGAGGGTATAAATGCAGGACATCTAGTTGAGATAGGTGCTAGACCCAACACAGGTAAAACATCTTTCCATGCTAGTCTTATAGCAGGTCCGGGTGGGTTTGCATCGCAAGGTGCTAAGTGTATAGTGCTTTGTAATGAAGAGGGTTATCACAGGGTAGGTGCTAGGTATCTGACAGCAGGTACAGGTATGAACCTACATCAGGTGAAAGAGAACCCATCTCAAGCACAGGAATTATATTCCAAGATAAGAGATAACATACGAATAAAAGATACAACAATGTATGACATGAATTGGGTAGAGTCAGCAGTTAAGTCTTCTAGACCTGACATAGTTGTGTTAGATATGGGTGATAAGTTTGCTACTTATAATGGATTTGCAAGAGCAGATGAAGCATTAAAAGCATGTGCTATACATGCAAGACAAATAGCAAAGCAATATGAATGTGCTGTGTTATATATGTCTCAGTTAAGTGCAGAAGCTGAGGGCAAGATAGTATTAAATCAAAGTATGATGGAAGGCAGTAGAACAGGTAAAGCTGCTGAAGCAGACTTGATGATATTGATTGCTAAGAATCCTCAAGTTGAGGGTCAAGAAGAAGAGGATGCACAAAGACATTTAAACGTAGTTAAGAATAAATTATCAGGTTGGCATGGAAGTGTGCATTGCGAACTTGATTATAAATTAGCAAGGTATACAGCATGAGTGACTCAAAAGAGTGGGTATATGTAATATCCAATCCTGCATGGAAAGGTTGGGTAAAAATAGGTATGGCAGTTGATGTTAATAAAAGGCTATTAAACTATCAAACTTGTTCACCTTTCAGAGACTACAAGGTAGAGTTTGTTGTTCCTGTTACAGATGTAAAAGTAGCTGAAAGCACAGCCCATGAAAGGGCTAGTTGGATAGCTGAAGATGAAAAGAATGAGTGGTTTAAAATGCCTTTGGATAGTGCCATCGAAGTAGTAAGGAGTATAAAAAATGAAATTAGTTCTTGATGTAGAGAATACTGTAACTGAACGTGAGGGTAAGTTACATTTAGACCCATTTGAATCTGACAATAGTCTGATTATGGTGGGTGCTTTAACTGAAAGTGGAGATGAATACTTATACAGAATGGATGAAGATGCATCTTACTTTAATAAAATACAAGAGTTACTAGATAAGACAACAGTTCTTATTGGACATAATATCGTTCACGATTTAATGTGGTTATGGGAAAGTAACTTCAAATATAATGGTGATGTGTTTGATACTATGCTAGGTGAGTATGTATTACAACGTGGACAGAAACAAGCATTGTCATTAGAGATGTGTGCTGAAAGATATAACCTAGATACGAAGAAACAAGATACACTAAAAGAATACTTTAAACAAGGCATGGGTGTAGATGAGATACCACCTGATGAGTTAGCATCTTATTTAAGTAGTGACTTACATGCTACAAAGGAGTTATATAATGAAATTACTAACAAACTTTCTACCGAAGAATATAGTGGGCTTACTAATACAGTTAGTCTTACTAATCGTGTCGCCCTTACTTTGGCTAATATATATAGAAATGGTTTTCGTGTGGATGTGGCTAAGTTAAGTAGCGTTAAAGAAGAATTTACAAAAGAAAAGAAAGAGATTGAAGAGTTCTTACAGGCAGAGGTTAGAGATTTCATGGGTGACACACCTATCAATCTCAATAGTCCTGAACAATTATCTTGGTTAATATATAGTAGAAAGCCAAAAGATAAACAACAATGGACAGTTATGTTATCTCCACATATGCACATTGAAGAGTATAAAAGAAAGGTTAAAGAACATTCTAATATACTTTATAAAACTAAGGCGATAAGATGTCAAAAATGTGATGGCAAAGGAAAGATACGTAAGATTAGAAAAGATGGTACACCTTTTGCTAAGGAGAATAAATGTCCTACATGTAATTCATTAGGCTATTTATTTATGCCAACAAAAGAAATTGCAGGTATGAAGTTTACAGCACCTAATTCTAAATGGATTTCTGCACATGGTTGGAGTACATCTAAGGCTAATCTAGAGTTACTTACATCCATAGCTAGGCAGAAAGGCATGAAGAAAGCTGAGACATTCTTATCAAAAGCCATACGTCTGTCAGCACTAGATAGTTATTTATCTTCTTTTATAGATGGTATAGATAATAATTTAAAGTCAGATAATTTATTGCACGTTAGATTATTACAACACAGGACAGCTACAGGCAGGTTCAGTGGAGCAGACCCTAACATGCAGAACATGCCTAGAGGTGGTACGTTTCCTGTTAAGAAAGTATTTATATCTAGGTGGGAAGGTGGCAAGATACTTGAAGCAGACTTTGCACAATTAGAGTTTAGGACTGCTGCATATTTGTCACAGGATAAAACAGCAATGAAGGAGATTGAAGATGGATTTGATGTACATAGCTACACTGCGAAAGTTATTTCGGAGAGTGGTCAGAAGACTACGAGACAGGAAGCAAAAGCCCATACCTTTGCACCCCTCTATGGAGCAACAGGATTTGGGAGAACTCCTGCTGAAGCAACATATTATAAACAGTTCACGCAGAAATACAAAGGCATTTCCCTTTGGCATTCTAAGTTGGCTGAAGAAGCTATGAGTACACGCAAGATAACAACACCATCAGGTAGAGAGTTTTCATTTCCCTTTGTAGAACGAAGGTCAAATGGTTCTGTTACATTCTTTACACAGATAAAAAACTTTCCTGTACAATCATTTGCAACTGCAGATATTGTACCTGTGGTGTTGTTGGATATTGAAAAACAATTAGATAAATTACAATCATGTATTGTGAATACTGTGCATGATAGTATTGTTATAGATGTCCACCCCAACGAGGAACAAGATGTTATTAATGTTATTAAGAATACAAATAGTAATCTTAAAGATATTATTGACAGTCAGTTTAATATTAATCTGAATGTTCCTCTAGAACTAGAAGCAAAAATAGGTAATAATTGGCTTGACACGAAAGACATAGCCTGATATAACTAGACATTCAAATTAGAAAGGAGCATATAATTATGTTAGATAATAATACAATTGATACAAATAACTTCTCTGCAATGGCACAACAAATGGGCATGAATGCAGACATGACACAAAATAAACAAACTTCGCAACTTGCGAGGTTAAAGATATCTCACTCCCCAATCATGGGTGAGATTGAAGTGAAGGGTAAGAAAACCCAAGCTGCCATAGTAAATGGTGGTGTCTATAGAATAGATGACTTAAATAATAATAATGTTTTCTATTCTGATGATGTAAAAATCAGACCTTATGTACAGAGATTTATGTACAAAAAGTTTGTAAAGCCTGAAGGTGGCAAAGGTTTTTATGTTAAGACTGTTATGTCCGATAATCTAAATGTAGATTTAAAGGATAACATGGGTGGTTTTAACTGTGGCAAACCTACAGGTTTCGTCAAAGACTATGCTTCACTACCTGATAAAACAAAAGCACTCTTAAAAAGTATTAAGAGAGTTCGTGTTTTAATAGGTACTCTATCAGCTAGTAATGTACTCAATGCTGATGGTAACGATGCAATGGAGATTGCAAATCTACCTTTCATATGGGAGATAGATAACAGAGATGCTTTCAAGGTTATGGGTGATGCTGTAGCTAAGATTGCTTCTATGAAACACCTTACTTTGCAACACGAGATAGCACTTGCAAGTGAAGAAAGAAAGCTACCAAGTGGTAACACTTATTATATTCCTGTAGCAACTGTTAATAAAGACACAATTGAGATTGTAGACCAAGACCAAGACCATTTCGCTGAGTTCATGCAGTGGATTGAAAACTACAACGTATATATCTTTAACGCTTGGAAGGATAAGGCAGGTAACACTGAGGATGCTATTAGCAAAGAGGATGAAAAGGTAGTTGATGACTTTGTAAAAGTTACTGATGAAGAGTTCAACGGACAGTTTTAATGAACTCAGTAGCTGAATTAAAGTTACATACCTACCTTGAAAAAGCAGGTAAGGGTCTTGCAGGTATGAGTGATGACACAATCGAAATGGTTGTGTCACACATTCGTGATGCACTAAAGAAACAATTCTCTCGTGAAGAGGATAATACATTTAGATTACGAATGTCTAATATCGGCAGACCCTACTGCCAACTTTGGTTTCAAAAAAATAAACCTGATAAGAAAGTAGAATCACCTAAAAGAATACTTAACTTTATGCTAGGAGATATAGTTGAAGCTGTATTTAAAGGTGTGCTAACTGAAGCAGGTGTAGACTTCGAAGATAGTAAAGAAGTCAAATTAAAATTAGGTAAGTCAAATATAAAAGGTACATATGACCTAGTAGTAGATGGTGCAGTAGACGATATTAAATCTGCATCTACATGGTCTTACACAAATAAGTTTGTATCTTTTGATACTGTATCAGAGAGTGACCCATTTGGATATGTCGGACAACTTGCAGGTTATGCAGAAGCATCAGGTAAGAAAGTCGGTGGTTGGTGGGTTATAAATAAAAATAATGCAGATTTTAAATATATTCCTGCCACAGGTATTGACTTATCAAAAGAAATAACTAAATTAAAAGATACAGTTAAACGTCTTGCAAAAAATAAGTTTGAAAGATGTTTTGAAGCTGAAGATGAAACCTTCAGAGGTAAACTAACAGGCAATAAGATACTTGGAAAAGATTGCAGCTTTTGTGAGTTTCGTTTTGAGTGTTGGGAAACTTTAGAAGAGAAACCTGCCGTGATGTCACAGGCAAAGAACCCAAAGATAGTGGGTTATGTTTAAAAGAAAGGAGTAATTTATGACTACAACAATAGATGACTTAGCTGAAATGATTAAAGAAAAAGAGAAAGAACTCTTAGATATGAAGAGAGAGTATAGAGAACGTAGAACAGAAGGACTACGTAGTGCTATCGAACAACGGAAAGAAGCTGAAAAGCTAGTACGTGATGAGATGAAAGCACTAGGCTATGACACTACAACAACATATCGTTATTGGCTATAAATGTCAGCTTATAGTGCTAGGCAAATAGCACGTAAAAATGGGTATAGGAGTGGTTTAGAAAACTCTCTTGCAGATTACTTAACTGAATTACGTGTAAAGTTTTTATACGAAAAGGTTAAGATTGAATGGGAAGACTTAACATATCGCACCTATACCCCTGATTTTATATTACCTAATGGTATTATAATAGAAACAAAGGGTAGGTTTACTGCAATAGATAGACGTAAACATGTGTGTATAAAAAGACAGCACCCTGAACTAGATATAAGATTTGTATTTACAAATAGCAGGGCTAAGATACGTAAGGGTGCTAAATCTAATTATGCAGATTGGTGTATTAAACATGGTTTTAGATATTATGATAGAATCATACCTGAAGATTGGTTAAAAGAGAAAAAGAAAAAACGTACTAAACATAAAAGTTTTATAGCTTTTAAAGGAATAAAGAGGAGAAAAATATGATTGATACAAAGATACTAAGAAAAGAAGATTTTATTATACAGCTAACTCCAATAGTAAAACCAAACACATTTGAATGGAGTGGAAGTGTAGTTATAAATATAGCTACGTCAGGTAAAAATCCTATGAATAAAAAAGATATATCTGACCTATGGCATCTATGTCGAATGATGTGTAGTGTTATACCCATAATGCATGAAGATGCTGAACTTATGTATATGTTAGATGAGTACGCATCAAACAATGATTTCTCAGAAGAAAAAGAAAAAGATAGCTTGACAATAGAAAGTAAAACAGGTAATGTAATCAAACTAAACTTTAAATCAAAAACAAAGGGGAGTGCTTAATGAATGCAACAATAAAAGAACTAATAGAATTTGAAAAGGGTGAGACTATAAAAGAAACAAAAAAGATAAAGACAAAAAAAGATATGGTTAATCATCCACCACATTACAATCAACGTGGTATAGAATGTATTGATGCTATCGAAGCTGCAACAGGTGATGGATATGAATATTACTTACAAGGTAATATAATTAAATATCTTTGGAGATATAGGTATAAGAATGGTGTTGAAGATTTAAAGAAAGCACAATGGTATTTGAGTAGGTTAATAGGTATTACAAATGCGAATACAAGTTAAAATGTTTATTAGTCTAGATATTGACCCTGATGAGTATATGATGCCATCAGACGGAGATGTCACGGAAGAGTTTCAAGATGCTATGCGTGAATATATACACGATATAGATGGAGTTAAGATTAAAAATATAAGAGTAACACAGGAGATAAAAGATGAATAATGATATAAAATTACCAACGGATTACCAAAACTTTATTGCACTATCACGCTATGCTAGATGGTTAGAGGAAGATGGAAGAAGAGAAACATGGACAGAAACTGTCAATAGATATGTGCAATACATGGTTACACATGTCTCTAAAAAACATAATCTTGATTTGTCTGTAGATTTACAAGATAAAATATTTAGTAATATAGCTAACTTAAATGTTATGCCAAGCATGAGAGCATTAATGACTGCAGGTAAAGCATTAGATAAATGTAATGTAGCAGGATATAATTGTTCGTATCTACCTGTAGATAGTCCTCGTGCTTTTGATGAGTGCATGTATATTCTTATGTGTGGAACAGGTGTAGGCTTTTCAGTTGAAAGAGAGAATGTAGATAAACTTCCTATTGTTAATGAACATTTCGAAGATAGTACAACAGTAATTAAAGTTGCCGATTCTAGGTCAGGTTGGGCAAGGGCAGTACGAGAACTTATTGCGATGCTATATGTTGGTCAAGTTCCTGAGTTTGATGTTGAAGATGTCAGACCTGCAGGTGCTAGGCTTAAAACATTTGGTGGTAGAGCATCAGGTCCTGAACCCCTCGTAGACTTTTATCGGTTTTGTGTCGGTATATTTAAAGGTGCAGCAGGTAGAAGATTGTATCCAATAGAATGTCACGACATAATGTGTAAGATTGGTGAGGTTGTAGTCGTTGGTGGGGTAAGACGTTCTGCCCTCATCAGTCTTTCAAATTTAGGTGATGACCAAATGAGATATGCTAAGTCAGGTCAATGGTGGGAGAATGAAGGACAGAGAGCATTGGCTAATAATAGTGTAGCATACAAAGGTAAGATTAGTATGGAAACATTTATGCGTGAGTGGCTGTCTCTTGTTGAAAGTAAGTCAGGTGAACGTGGCATATTTAATAGAGAGTCAGCTAGACAACAAGCAGGTAAGAATGAAAGAAGAAATACTAATCATGCATTTGGTTGTAACCCTTGTAGTGAAATTATACTTAGACCATATCAGTTCTGTAATCTATCTGAAGTCGTTGTAAGAGAGGATGATACAGAGGAAACTCTTCTTGAAAAGGTAGAGATTGCTACAATACTTGGCACACTTCAAGCTACACTTACAGACTTTAAATATCTACGTAAGATATGGAAAGATAATACAGAGGAAGAAAGATTGCTTGGTGTATCACTAACAGGTATCATGGATAGTAAGTTATTAAATAGTTATAACACAATCTATTTGGAAGATGGTCAAATGGTTTTTGATGAAACATTTGTAGGTGGTATCTTAGAAAAGTTAAAGGAGAAAGCAATTGAAACAAACAAACAATATGCAAAGGCTTTGGGTATACCTCAATCAACTGCCATCACTTGTGTCAAACCAAGTGGTACTGTTTCTCAACTCGTGGATAGTGCAAGTGGCATACATACTAGATTTAGCGAGTATTACATTCGTACTGTACGTGCTGACAACAAAGACCCATTAACTGAGTTTATGAAATCTGCAGGTATTCCTAATGAACCTGATGTTATGAAACCTGATAGCACCACAGTGTTTAGCTTTCCTATGAAAGCACCTGAAGGAGCAGAGACAGAATTAAGTTCTATAAACCAATTAAATACATGGGCTATCTTTCAGAAGTATTGGTGTGAGCATAAACCATCTGTAACCATATCAGTCAAAGAAGATGATTGGTTAAAGGTAGGTGCATGGGTATATGAAAACTTTGAAGATATATCAGGTATAAGTTTCTTACCACATAGTGACCATACATATGCACAAGCACCTTATCAAGCTATTGATAAAGCTAAGTATAAAGAACTTATAAAACAAATGCCTGATAACATTGATTGGAGTAAACTATCTGAGTTTGAAAAAGGTATAGACACAACATCAGGTAGTAAAGAACTAGCTTGTACAGCAGGAGTTTGCGAGGTAGTTGATATTGTAGCAACATAGAAAGGAGTATATCATGGAGAACTTAGAACCAAGTATTGATAATAGAAAAAAATTTGATATAGATTTAGAATATGGAAAGGTAAGAGAAAAACTTGTAGCTGATATGCTTCAGAATAAAAAGATTGAAGTTAAAAGTGAGAGAGATGTGTGGCAAAAGACAGGCAATATAGCAATTGAGTATGAGTGTTATGGAAAACCAAGTGGTATTAACACTACAGAATCTGATTATTGGTTTCATAATTTATGTATTGGAGATGAAACCTTTGCTACTCTTGTCTTTGACACAAAGAGTCTAAAAAAAATTATAAATAAATTAGACTATAAACGAAGTGTTTCAGGTGGAGATAACATGGCATCTAGAATGTACCTGTTAAATCTACAGAAACTATTTTCATCAGACGTTATTAAAGCATTTAAAGAAGAGGAGAATTAAAATGAGAAATATACTATTAGGTTCAGCAAGAACATATTATATGGGTATGATAAACAGGTCGATAGCAAACATGGAAGTATTGCTAACTAACCCTGTAGGTATTGGAGACCCACCACATCAGGACATACAAGCTGTTATCGAAGAGGAGTTAGGCAAGATTGCTGACTATCACGATAAGTTAGAAATGTTACAAAAGTTTTTTCAAAAACCTGAAGAGCAACCTAAACAAGAAAAGGAGAAAGGTAAGAATGATAAATAGATATGACCACAAAGGTAATAAACTATCTAAATTTGATGCACCTTTACGTATACAATACGAGAAGGGCATACAATCGTTTAGAAAGGGCAGGATTAGAAGTCCTTATCCTCTAAACACTATGCAACATCGTGAGTGGGAGAGAGGATTTAATTTCGCTTACTTTGTAAATTTAAAAAGGGTAAAGAAATATGAATCTAGAGGAAGAGGTAAAAAAGTTTATGGACAATAAAAATAAAAGTATGATAACTGCCAACGCTTACCAAGAACAAGCAAAAACGACTGCTATATTTCCCCCTGACAAAGCCCTAGAGTATTTATCTCTAGGGTTGGCAGGTGAAGCAGGTGAAGTTGCTAATAAAGTTAAAAAAATAATACGTGATAAAAAATTAAATGTAGACGTTGGTGGGGAAATAGGTGACGTACTATGGTACTGTGCTATGTTAGCTGATTATTTTGATATTAATCTAGGTAAGATTATGGAAGATAATTTAGATAAGTTACAGTCAAGAAAAACACGAGGAGTGTTAGGGGGTAGTGGAGATACTAGATAATTACTTCACACCTTTAGCAAGAGTTCTAGCTAGGGCAGAACCAAATCTGTACTCTCCTGCTTCTTCAATGGAAGTTCCACCATTATTTGCTTTGTAGTATTCATTTGCTACATCACGCTGTAATTTAGGAACTTTCAACCATTGTGCTCTATCAAAAGGAGTATATGTTTTATCTCCTTTATCTTTCTCTGCATCAACTTTAGCTAATGTTTTAGCTGTTGCTCTTAATGTTTTTAATAAATCATTAACAGCTATTTTCTTTTTAGAGTTTCCATAGTTTGCATATCTGTCACTATTTATTAAGTTAGGTAAGAACGTATCTGTTAATTGACCTAAATGTTTTTTAATGTAAGAATCTGCTGTCTTATCTCCTGTACTTGGCACAATCTTATAATCCAATAAACCTAAACTTGTTAATTCACTTTCTACTTCGGTAGGTCTTTCTCTAAATCTCATACCAAATAAACCTAACAATGGAGATTGTTTTCTAAGTGTTTCAGGTTTTGTTGGGTCTTGAAACTCAGGTAGTTGTTCTTCAAAAAATGGTATGTTTTTAGTTACAGCATTATTAAATGCACTTAATCCTCTTTCAACTGCACCTTCACCTGTTACTTGTCTAGAGTCTCTTACGATAGATGACTCTTCATTAAACTGTGCCATCACATCTTTAAACATTCTAGCAGTTGTTACAAACCCACCTGTTATTTCTCCAAGATATTCACCTACCATCTCAGCTAATCTTTCAGATTGCACTGTAGATATATCAGGCTCTTGACCCATAATCTCAAAAAATCTATCAATAGTTGTTGACGCTGCACCTGCTCTAAACTGAGCACCTGTAAAACCTTGTATTAAAGTTCTTGCATCTGTATTACTTAGTGTGCTTTCTCTATCCTCATCAAATATGGCTGACTTATATAATATATCTGCAACAACAAGATATGGTGCAGCAGGAAAGAAAGGTCTTAGGTCAAATGTTCTACCTTCGGCATCTTTAACATTGAACCATTCTGTATCTTGATTATTTGCCCTGTATTGATATGCGGCATACAAAGCTGCACTACCCACTAAACCTTGTGACATTCTTTCCGTAATGTCCATAGCTTCTCTTTGGTCTAATGTTCCTGTTAATAACTTCTTACCATTTTTA